TATCTACTAGCAACATTGCTAATTTTATCTAAAGCATTTATAAGTTCTTTAGATTCGTTAATATTGTTTTTACTTGCATCATTAGCAGTTTTTTGTGCAAGTTCCATTTCTTTCATAGCCATGTCTGCTTCAAACTGTGCTTGTTTTTGCTGCAGCTCTAACATTTCTTTTTGTACTTTTAATTCTAGTTCTTGTTTTTCTAATTCTAGTTGAGCCATTTTTTGTTGCATTTGCATTTGTGCTTTTTCTTGCTCTACTTGTGCAAGTATTTTAGCTGCCTCTGTATTAGGATCAGTTTGTGGTTGTTGTGCTTGTTGCTGTGCAAGTTGGTCTGACTGTTCTTGAGTTATATCATTTAAGAATCCTGACTCATCTTTAAACCCTGCCATGTTTACAAATTTAGCCAAGGTGTCTCTGTATTGTTTCAATGTTACTAGAGGGTTAGATAGGCCATACTGTGTTAACATTTGTTCCTGTTTGTCTAATACCATTTGCATAACACTTAATTGTTCGCCCTTGCTTCCTGTGCCAAGACCTACGTTTACAGTTACATTATATTCAGTAGACCATTCTCTAGGGTTCATAGGTACAAAACTATTATTAACTTTAATAATTCTTTCTTTTTGTTGGTATTTACATACAAGCTGTAAGATGCCTTTCATTAAAGAACTAACACCTGTGTCAGCAAATATTCTAGCTATCAACTCTATCTTGCCACCTGCTGCACTAGACATAGCTGCTACTGCTGTAGCTGTTACATTCTGTAATATATTTGGGTCAAGTCCTTGTGATGCTTCCGATATACCAGTTCTTTTTGCTTGTATTGCATCTAAGTATTCAAGCATAGGAAAAGATTGTGCTGCACTAGATTGCACAGTCATTGGTACTAAGGCGTTAGGATTCTTTATGCGTACAACACCGCCTGCTGTAGAGGTCAACAAATCATCTAAATTAACCTGTCCTTCTACTGCACCTACACGATAGTTATTAGTTAAATATAAGTTATCCAACATCTGTCTTGTAATCGTAGACTTGATTAATTGTAAGTCCATAGTCCTGTCAGCTAATGACTCACCAAAAAATTTGTGTGGTATTGGGAAAGGACATACGCTATGAAATGGTTGATAGTCACATTCTTCGTGCATTAACACTTGGTTATCAGCGTAACAAACTCTGTGTCGTTCTGCTATGCCATCACCATCTAAATCTGCTCTTACATAACATTCATAATACTCAACTACCTCCATGCTTTCATTTTCAGCATTAGTAGTAGCAAATGGTTCTTCCCCAGCAGAATACCTTGCAATTCTTTCTGGAGTAAAGTCTAACGTATCTCCAGTAGATAATTCTGCAACTATTTCTGGGTCATAACCCAATGCAACTAAATCAGATCTTGTAACTAAACTTCTTTGTGCTACAAACTCTGCATCCTCTATATTAATAGCTCTTTTATCTATTAAAAATTCTTCAGGTGCAATAGATTCTATTTTTATTTTTGAATAGTCTTTTGTTCTAGCACATTTAACATTGTAGTAAACATTAACAATTGGTGGTACATCCATCATCATAGGCATACCCATTTCATCCATTACAGGTTGCCCTGTCATAGGATCTACTGCTGGTTGTGGTTCTTGCTCTATAATTTCTTCTACAGATTCTTGTTCTACAATTTCTATTTCTTCGTCTTGCATTAACATTGCAAGTTCATCTTCTGTTAGGTTGTCATATTTTTCTTTAGTTACATCTTTTTTATCATCCCAGTAACATTTTAATACACCAACCTTTTGTGCCAAGGCATCCCAAAACATGTTATGCAGTAATTCAACACCATTATTGTCTTTGTAGAATATATGATTTATATATGCTGTAGCTTGTTCAGCAAGTTTCTCATCACCCTCATTTACTGGCTCAAATACAACAGCATTTTTAGATTGGGTAAAGACCTTCATCAGTTGAGGTAATGCACCATCAACAGCTTCTGCTACCTCTGCTGTTACTATCTGACTACGACCTTCTACTTCATTGCCGTATGGTTCTCTCATATAATATTCTAAAGCTCTTTGTCTTTCTAAAGAGGTGTCAGTAGATACATAGCCTAAAGAATCATCAATATGAGAGCCTACAATATTTACTAATTCTCGGCTTTCATCTGAATCTTTATCCATCATTTTTTTATCATATGCCATTTAAACTATCCATTGTTTATTAATCTCTAGTGGTTTGTCCCATCCATCATCTGTTTCGTTTAGGCCTACTGCCAAGTATCGAAATGAATCAGCAGCATGACTGGTAAAATCATGCACAGGTTTGTCAAAAAATACATCTCGTTTTTCATCATACTGCCTACGATAATTTCTTAACAAATCAACTGCATCTTTTACTTTAGTGTTAAACCAACAGCGTGGCAGTATTCGTCTAACGGCTTGTATGCCATCATCTACATTTAGTTTAGGTACAACCCTACAATTTAATCCAGCTTCCTGTAAAACTTCTAATCTAGACTTACCAGTTCCTAATTCTCTAACTTGTATATCATGAGGGAGAAGCTGTTCTGCTGTATCGTATCGGTTATCCCTTAACCAATTAATATAATAATCTAATCCCTGTCCATGATTCTCTAGAAAATCTATGATATGAATTTCTTGTCCAGCTGTTTGTGCTACAAATATTGCTGTGCTATCACCCATACCTAAATCCCAAGATACAAATGTTTTGCAAATATCATCTTTGAGCACACTATCGTTTATTTGCTGTTTAAATTCTAGCTCATTAATTAAAGTGCCGTAATATGAACCTTCAACTGGTGTATGAAAGTTTACTTCAAACTCTTGTGAGTATTTATCCTCACCCATTTCTTTTAATGCTGCATCTAATTCTTCCTGATCTACTAACCCAGTTTCACTAGCTTTAAATTCTAGTAACTTCCAACCATCTTTACCTGTAGCAGCTTTGTCTCGTAATGTAGCAAAATGATTTTTTCCTTTAGGTGTGCCTATAAACAGCACAAAACCTTTTCTATCAGCGATAGCAGGTCTTATAATTTCACTAAAAAGGCTTGGGTTTATCTGTGCGTATTCGTCAATCACTACACCATCCAAGTAGATACCTCGAAGTGCATCAATGCTGTCAGCACCATACAAACTTATTCTGCGACCCATAAAATCAGACCTTAACTCTGCTATGTTGTTTATAGCTTTNAATGGCCTTGTGTATTCTGTAAGCATATCCCATGCAATTCTTTTAGCTTGACTATAAGTCGGAGATATAAGAGCAAATCTTGGATTCTTTAATTCACAGTTTAATGCACTATGTATAAGCTGGTTAATGCTTCCTAGCGACTTTCCCATTCTTCGGTGAGCACATACAACTGTAAATCTGTTTTCTCTTACAGACTTATGTATTTGTTTTTGAGGTTCTCTGGGCACATAGCCAGTTTTAATCGTTGTCATCTATTCCAGTAACAACTTTAATCATTAATGGCTCGTCACTATCACCAGATATTTTTGATTCTTGCACTACTTTACCATCAATTCTATCTAGCACTTCTTTTATAGCATGAACATCGCCATCTTCTGCTTTTAATAGTAAAGCCTCTACTACTTTGTTAGCTCTTTGAGCCTCATCTTGTACTAACTTACGTTTAAGTGTATTTCCAAGCAACCTATTGATTTTGCTAGAATTTGTATTTCCTTTATTTACTTCAGAACTGCGTTTAGCAGCTAACTCTTTTCTTTCTTCTTTTTCCATTGTTATGCAACTCCATTATGGGTCATTGCTCCGTTGTTAATGTTTCAACTAATAATTCAGTTGTTGTTTTTTTATCCGTTATTAATGTGCTAGTGTTGTATGCAGTAATACTTCTATCTACAAATTGATAATATTCGTTATGTATAAAATAAGTACAGCCTTGCAACAATAAGCACAATATTACAACTCTTACCATTTTTTACAAGACCAATATCCTGCACTTAGTTTGCTTTTCTTTTCATCACATTTATGTCTAGCTCTAAAAGATTTTCTGTTTTTAGGTTGATCTTTTTTTATAGCCATGTTGGCATCACCAAATCTAACTAACTTAACTGTGTTACCTTCCTTTGCTAATACAGCAAACTTTTTAGTCTTAGTTCTAGCTCGTTTAGGTTTGTTGTACCCAGAGAATTTTTCTCCTCTGTAATCGATTGCCATTATGCTTTAGCTCTTTTTTGTGCTGTTTTTGACAGCTCACCAAAATGAAAAAGTTTTTTAGATGTTTTAGTATGATTCTTATGGCTATGTAAAGTGCCGTTAGGCATTTTGTGCATGTTGCCTTTCCATTCCATACCAGCTTTTGTATANTGTTTNACGCCTTTCATTTTTTTCCTCTTTTTTTGACTTTAACACAAGAATCCTTCCCCATTTTTGTTCCGTTAAAACGATAACCTTTCCAACAAGCCTTGCCATCAATACCTTTTTTTTTGGCAGTCATACACAATCTCCTAAAGATTCAAACCATTTTCGTAGCTCATCCATTTTTTTGTTTAATACTTTGGTTTCGGTGGTTTCTTTCCTTTTTTCATTTTCTTGCTCATTTGTTTTTTCCTTTTCAGTCATTAAATTTTCTCACAGCGTTGTATCCGTAAGCACCCTAAATC